TCCCACTGAGCCCCAGAAATCGACGCGAAGCGCCTGTCCTGCAGGCACTGCAGGCGCTCGTCGCGCAGCGCAGACTGGATGCTCGAGAACTCGTCCAGCGCCCGCTGGTGGACGCTGCGCATCCGCTCTTCGTTGCTCATACGCGGCATGACGACCCCCAGAAATTCACGGTCGGAACCGCGTACACGGACACTCCGCGCGACGACTGGCCACTATCCAAGCGCGACGCAACAGGGAACGCAAACGTCACCGCGATCGCGTCTGCTGCGTCAGGCGATGCCAGGCCGCGTGATCTCATGTCCTTCTTCGACTCCAGAAACACCGTACCGCTGCTGTCAGGCTTGGTCTTCGGACCCGTCAGGTCTGCCTTCAGAGCCTTGTCCACAGGGATGCTCGCGGTTTTCAGCCACTCGCGCATCGCGCCCCACATCTCTGCGCGCTTGTTCCCCCACATCACGGGACGGCTTGATTTCCACCCGAAGTTTACACCTCTCACAGCATACCGCTGCTCTTTCAATCGGTCCAGCACTCCATACCCAAGACCGCCCTCGTCAATCACCGTCATCGCCGGCTCGTACCGCTCAATCGCTTCAATGACGTGCCCCACTACCGTCATCGTGTCATCGCCCTGATACCTGTGCAGCGCCACCAGGTCACGCCCACGGCGCACGGCAATCACCGTCGAATCCGCGCCACCCCGGGCCGGATCCACGCCCAGCACAATCGGCGCGTCGGGATCCTTCCACGGCGGGCGCGACACCGCCTCGTCCACCAGCGCTGGCGCAATGAACTGGTCCGCCCCCGACGACGGAAACTGCCCGTACACCTCGACCCTAGCCTCGCGTGAGTCCTCGCCGTATTCCGCGATGATCGCTTCGTAGACGCCCTTGTCCGTGTCCTCCACAGCCCTGGCATCTACCTGCAGGTTCTGCCAGAAAGCTCGCTTGGCGTGGAAGCACTCGAAGAAATACCCCGTGTTCCGCCGCGGGTTCGAGAACGCCAGCCAGAACCGGTGCGGCGTGTTTTCCGTGAAAAACCCCGCAGCCACCGACCAGATCGCATCCGGGATGCCAGACGCCTCGTCGAACACCACCATCATGCCGTCGTCGTTGTGAGGCCCAGCGTACCCGTCCGGGTTCTCCTCACTCCAGAGCTTCCCCTCCGCGCCCCAGTACCGCGTGCCCTTCTTCAGATCACGCTCCACCAGGTCCGTCAGCCACTTCGCCGGCACGATCCGCGTTGCACTGATTTCCCACCAGTGTGAGTGAATCAGCATCGCCAGCCACTTCGTCACCTCGGCCCAAGTCACGCTGCGCAACTGCGATTCGCTGTTCGCCGAGACGATTACGCTCGCGCCGATCCGCGTGCTTAGCATCCAGAGCACCAGCCAACTCACCAGCGCCGACTTCCCGATTCCGCGCCCCGACGCCACCGCCAGGCGCATCACCTCAAACAAATCGCGTGTGCCGTTCGCCTTCACGTGATCCCGGATCTGCCGCAGCACATCGCGCTGCCAGCGGCGCGGCCCCGTGCGCTTGGCCAGCGGCGTGCCCGCCTGCCCCCAGGGAAACACAAACATCACCCACGCCTCGGGGTCGTCCCGCAGCGCAGGCGACCACATGCGGGTCATCAGCACCTGTTCTTCGGCCGGTGTGTATTTTATGGACTGCATGGTCTATATCGGCGCGTATCGGCTCATATCGCTTCCCCCAGCGGCTCCCGCGCCAGCGGTAATACCGCAGCCGACCGTGGCGCAATATCCACCACATCCTCCGCAGCAATACGCTCCACGCGCTTCTGCGCCTCCTCTAGCGCAACCGTAATACTAATCTGCGCCGAGCCCTGCACCTCGACTTTCTGGGTGGCAACCCAATCGTGGCGGTGTTTCAGAAACTCCAGCGCCGCCTTCGAATCCCCAGCTTGCGCAGCATCAAATACCACGCGGGACATTTCCATCTCACTGTCGGCGCGGCCTTTCATTTCCGCTACCTCGGCTATCGGGTCCATTATCTTCAGGCGCGCCAATTCAGCCGGCAATATACCTGCCGCCAGTGCAAGAGATTCTCCACGCAAACCTAAGCGAGCGGCATCGTATATGCGCTCCAGCATTTCGGGCGTGGCCTTTAGCTCGCGGGCGCGGACTGGAAGATCGCGGAACATCCACGAAGTGTAGTGCAAAAAAAATTCCGTGCGGGGGCTCCGCATACGAACACCGTCGGCCCTCCATCGTTGGTGTACCCCCCCGCCTGGTCGTCAGCACACTGATCATCCTCGATCCGATCATCAGCACACTGACGATCCGCATTCTGACGCTCCGGACGCTGACCATGCTGCGCCGCAGCACAGGGCCGGCAGGGTGGCGCGCAGCGCTGGTCCCGGCTCGATGCGAGCCCCCGCTAACATCGGGTGCCCATGGGTATTAGGGGTATGAGCATCCTTGCGTCGACCCGCGATGGTCAGGGGTATTAGGGGCATCGGGGCATACCCCCCGGCCAATACCCCTCGATACCCCTCGATACCCCTCATACCCCTCCCCTTTTATTTAGCTCAACCCCCACGACCTTTGCTAACTTATCTTCTATTCTGAGGGGTATTAGTGGCATCCAGAGGGGCGCATGGGTCTGCCGCAGGGGTACACACAGCACCGCGCAGGGGTCACCATAGGAGAACGCCGAGGGGTACACGCTGACGGGCTCGGGTTAGGGAAAGCCCCTACCGATCCTGACGGCGGTTGTAAGTTTCGCGTAAGGAAAGTCGCCGATGATGCGTGTGTCGCGCCGATGGTCGGTGCGGAACAGGAGTAGAGAGATGGAAGCACGGATTGAGATCGTGAACGTAGGCGCCGACACGGCGCGCACGATGATGCGCACGTTCGTTGACCTGGACGCCGCTCACGCGTTCACTACGGGCTATCCCGGCGCGTACTGGACCGACCTGCAGGTCGCGGACGACGGCAGCGTGTCGCTGACGATTGCGATTGAATGAATAACCACGGGCCTACGGGCCCGATAAATAGGAGTAGACGATGAAGACGACCCCAAGCGGATTTGTGTTTTACGATGGCCCGAGCGTGATCGACGGCGCCCCGATTATCGGCATCGCCGTGCTGCACTCGGAGAACAGCAAGACCGGAGATATGGTCCAGACCTATATTCTCCGCGCCGATATGTCCCCGTTGGATGCAATCGCATCTGGTGACGATATCAGTATTTGTGGAGATTGCCGGCATCGTGGCGATGACGGCGCCAGCGTCCGCACTTGCTACGTAAACGTCGGGCAAAGTGTGCAATCCGTATTCGCGGCATGGGTCCGTGGTTCATATCCCGCAGTGTCCCCGACGGTCGGCGCGCGCATGCTTGCCGGCCGGGTTGTCCGGATCGGGTCCTATGGTGATCCTGCCGCTATCCCGGCGCGCGCTTGGTTCGCTGTGGTTCGTTTCTCTGCGGGTCGCACTGGATACACGCACCAGTGGCGCCGCGCGGCAGCCCTGCGGCCGCTGGTAATGGCCAGCGTCGATACCGTGCCGGAGCGCGACGTAGCGCGCGCGCTCGGGTGGCGCACGTTTCGGGTTCGCACGGCCACGCAGCCGCTTGGCGCGCGTGAAATCGTTTGCCCCGCATCGCCCGAGGGTGGCGACCGTCGGCAGTGTGTGACCTGCCGCGCCTGTGACGGCGCCGATCGGCCTGGGAAAGCCAGCGTCGCGATTGTTGTTCACGGGAAGATGGCTAAGCATTTTGCTGTGGCGTGAAAACCCGGCGCCGAAGATCGGCGCCGATAACCCTGGAGTAGACGAAGATGAAAACGTTCCTGATCTTGGACCGCGCCACCGGCGCGCGGACCCTGCCGGTCGAATATCGCCCGCTGAAGGTGACCGTGGGCGACACCGAGCATACGCTCGCGTTGCACCAGTCTGCCGGATACTGGCGCATATCTGATCCCGTATGCGGTGGCGGCATCTGTAGCGTTAACGGCACCTATAAAGGCATGCCGGTATCGTCGAAAGGCATGGGCGTGCGCGAGGCCACTGCAGCCGCGCGTGAATCCGTGGCCAGCTTGGTCAGTCGCAATGGCGGACCCGATGCCTGGAATGCGCGCCTCGAGGCCGCGCGCAAAGCGTACGCAGGCGTCAGCCCCGCGTAAGCCTAGCCTTCGACACTACACCCGCCCCACACCGGGGCACACTGGAGAACGACGAATGACGACGACGACGACCGAAATGTCCCCCGCCCTGCGGGAAAAGCTGATCGCCAAGGGCTGGAACCCGGATAACGTGTGCTGGGGCCGCCGCGTCAGCGGCTCGCCTCACGGCATGACCCTTGAGCGCGACGGCGTGGAGCGCTATCACGCCGGCCCCTTCGTCCCCGTCCACGCCGACGGGCAGTCGGCCATTGTGCGCTGGAGCTGACCATGCACAACACCCCACTAACCCCCGCCTGCGTGGCGTTTGCCGTCGCGTTCGGCCTCGCCCTAGGCGCCTTGGTGGCGCTCGGGTTCTGACCTGAAGAGAGGAAAACCATGACGACGACGACGACGACGACGACACAAGACCGATTCCACCCGATGTGGGGTCACGTAGAAAAAGGTACTACGGTTCGCATGCGAGACGGCGCAGTTCTGACGCTATTGCCTGCCGGCCTGCGCAGCTGGAAGCTGGTTCTCGCCGATGGCGCGGTCTACGCTGATGACCTGCCGTCGGCCTGGTCCGTGACCGATGCCGTCGTCAATTACTGACGCATCCGCCGAGCCCCCGACGGGGGTTCTGGGATGCGCCACGGTGGCGCAGATAAAGAGGAAGACGATGCCCCCCGCCCCCGACACCCCCACCGAGCCCCTGCGCGGGCCTGTGTGGCCCTTTCCGCCCGCGCTGCTGGACTACCCCAGCATGCCCCCTGGCGCGCGCCCTGTGGGCCGCGTAATCCCGCCGGCCGATGCCGAGCCGGCGCTATTCTGAGGAAAAACGAAGATGCACACCCCTGGACCCTGGTTTTATTTGGGCGACAGTCTGACGCACCGACAATTTGACGTTTATTCCCCCGGCGCAGCGCCGCGCCAGCATGTCTGCACGGTAAATAATTTGAGCGTCGAGTCTCTTTGGAAACGTGACGCAAAACAAGCGGAAGCCAACGCCCGCCTGATC